TGATGATACCCTCTTGTCTGAATGATATGACAACATATATTCCAGATTACTTCACAATACAGAATAACCAAATACAAATACAAGATTATAAGAGTAAACTCCCTAAAATTCTTCTCTTATCTAAAGGAAAAAGACATTTAGATTATACTGTGGTTGTTGATAATCATCTCATATATGATGTAATAAATAAAATACAAGGTGATATCCAGGTGTCTGGATACTTTGGAAAGGATGATGTAGATGACACATACTCCCTTAAATCAGTATATAATGATCCTTCTCAACTCTATTATGATAATTTCATGCAAGATGATAGATCTAGTGAAGTAACATTTTATAATTCTATTTTACACAGGATAAAAGAGATAACTACTTGTATCTAAATTAAATATAATATTAGTATGTCTGGCATACTAATATTGCATACAAGGACATCTCTAAATTAAATGTATTAGTATGTCTGGCATACTAATATTGCATACAAGGACATCTCTAAATTAAATGTATTAGTATGTCTGGCATACTAATATTGCATACAAGCACATATCTCTAAATTCTTTTTGTTACGAAGATGTTCGTTCTGTTGGAAAGGCATTGATAAGAGAAAGAAACATTAATAAATGCTGACTGTTGTAAGAAAGAGATTGTAATATCATCTAATTCGCAGGTAATAATACTACCTCTATCCTTATATCTCGATACATCAAACTTTCTGACATTCTCGCAATTGTGATTTCCTATTATATTATAACTACATTTAAATGTAGTTATCAATGCTTCTTTTAATGGACAATAGTTTGTGATAATGTTATCGGTGATTATTGTTATCTTCTCAATGCTATCTTTATCTATACTGTCATCTTTGTTTAATTTACGAAGAAACATACCTAATAGATAATCAGATGGATATCTCCATATAATCTCACTCTTACCATTCTCATAATTACGTTTAATTAAGTTACTTATCAATGAGTAACTTATGGCGTTAGCATGATGAGTGTCATTGATGACAGTTATAGTGTTTCCTTTCACTATGAGACTTGCTAGTATTAATAGTTTAATCTTGGGAAGATTCTCGATTAACATTCCTTCCTTTTCTTCAATGTATTCTCGATAGGATGAAGTAATTACAGTTAATTGGTGATCAAAAGTTAAAAATGTAATATTATATCCTTCTATTATTATGTCTAATATATCATGAAGTGTGAAGGGATATCTGACCCTAATCACTCCGACATTTTCACGAGTATCATTCTCATAACTATCATTGATATCAGTTTCTTCTGTAATATATAACATACATACCATCTTCTTGAATGATTGAAACATCTGATATGATATTATCATATTATTAAAGTCAACTAATCTATATGGATCAGTCATTAACGACTGATATGTTAATGGACCGGTGTATTTCTTACGAAGAAGATTTCTAAGATATCTATTACATGATGCAAGAGATAACATATCATGAATGAATAGGTTATTACTTACCAAAATAATTAATTCATTTCCCCTAACTCCCTTAAATAACTCCCCTAATTCCATGATTTCGATTTTACTAATATATTGCAATCTTTATTACAATATATTTTTTATTACCATATGTTTTATATTTTACCACACTCTCTCGAATAAATCATCATCTGTGATCTCTTGAGATGTCTTATTAGCATCATCAATCAATATAGTAATTCTATACAATTGATATAACTCTTTCGGTGTCATACCAGAATATACTTCCGTATTACAATAAATAAGGAGTAAATCTCTTATCTGATTCTCGTTTAATTTCTCATTTGAGTTATCGGCAATTTCTAACAAAGTATTGGAATATATGCTATATTTGAGAACATCCTTCAATAATGTAATCTCAAATTGTTCTGCGATAAGAAGAGATTCTTCTGTTCTAAATTCCGATATAATAAGAGAAAGAAAAGATTGAGGGCTCTTGAGAGTAGTAAAGTATTTGATACTAACATATAGACATACGATATATCTTAGATATACTTCACTTTGTGTATGATAACAACCAGAATATTCTGATTCTTCTCTTCTTGTTATATTAGCCATATTATTACTATCGAAAAGATAGTCGATATAACGATCAAAGAGGCTCAACGATTGGAATAATATTCTATGTGTATACCAAGTATAATTATTCCTATTATTATAAAGAGTAAGAGCTATTTGCACTGACCACTCTCTTTCCTTGCATTTATGAACAACTAATGGTCTATCGATGGAAGGTGAAAATACTGGAGGATAATCTCTTCTAATCTCTTCGATAAACAATGTCATATTGTTAAAGAATGGATGTTCTAGTGCTTGAGTTGCTGATAATCTTTCTCGCGGATCAAAGACAATTAATTTGGAGATAAGGTCGATAAAATCGACATAACCTCCATGACCATTCTCAAGACACTCATTGTTGAATCGTTGAATATTCTGTTGGCTTAAATTAAGTTGTTTCTCAAATGAGTATCTGTTAGTAGGACTAGCTGTTGGATTAATCTCCATCGATCGATATGGATTGTTTATTACCATATTCATTAATTTGCTATCAACCTCCTCTGGAAGAGATCCTAATATTCTATTGATGACAATGTCAGGATGATCTGCCGTATTGCACATGAAAGCGTTTCTTCCTATCATCTCAAAGAGAACTAAACCGACAGACCACATATCAGCTTTATAATCATAATTAGGATCACTCAATGTCACTTCTGGCGGTCTATACCAAGAAGTTACTATCTGCGGTGTTGACTTATCTTGTTTGGTATAAGGTTTAGACATACCAAAATCACATATTTTGAGGATTCCATTTACCACAAGAAGATTACCTGGCTTAATATCTCTATGCATAATCTTCTGGGAATGTAGAAATTCCATTCCTAACAGAAGTTCCACCATAAATTTCTTAATGATATTATACGGAGGATATTTGTTATTCATATAGATATAGTTATGAATGTCATCCTCTGCCATCTCAAAGACAAAATGGAAAATATCATCTCTTTGACCACTTATATTTATCGGTGACATCACTCTACCACTAAAAGGATCACCAATAGTAACACATCTAATTCCAATAAGAAATGGATGACCTCTCAATCTATTAAGAAGATCTAGTTCTCTTATCGATCCAGCAAAAGATATCTCTCTACTTACGAGGTTCCTCTTTATAGCTATTTCATCCCTTTTACCTTCCACAGTAGGAATAGTTCCAGAATATACCATACCATAAGCACCATCTCTTATCTTATTTCCCTTGATCATCCTTTGAAATACCATGAATAAAAGAGTATACAAAATAAAAAGTATCAAAAATATCTATTATTTACGACAGATATTGTTTTTATAAGAGGTATTCCCTTCTTGATACTAACGTATTCCTGATACTAACGTATTCCTGATACTTTAGTATTCCTGATACTAAAGTATTCTTGATACTTTAGTATCAAGATCACTTCGGTGCAATGAACCATCGTGGATTAACTCCATTCGTTTCGCTAATCTTATTAACTAATTTCTTATCAAGGAGATAGTAGAGAGTCCTGTTAATATCCTTTGCCTTTCCTGAAGGTCCTATCACATCTTTAGCGATTGAGAGAGTAGATTTAGGTGTGTCGCTTAAGACACTGAGAATTTTCCGAGACATATCATCTAATTCTTCACTTGATTTAATTGGGGTCAATTCTCCTCCAACTTTCGATGGAGAAGGGGACGATATATTCATGCTGCTCATTAGTTCAGTAAGATTAGTAGAAGGTCCTGTCGATGATAGTATATTGCTAGTGACAACTGGCATACTACTGACTGTTTGTATCGTCGATCGTGGTGTCTGTGTTTCCGACACTGACCAACGAGGATTTGAACCATTAGCTTCTGTGTAAAGTTGTAAGACACCAGTCTCTTTCAGTCGATATAGATATTTATTAATATCCTTGGATTTAGCATTTTCACCATATAAACCCCTTGCTATGTTGATTGTCTTCGATAATGGATGTGTTGAAAGATATCCTAATATAGCGGTATCAATCGATACAGTCTCCATTTTGATATAAGATTTTAATTTCGAAACTTCCTTATATTCTGTATTTTTTAATCATATTATTTTATACTAATTCCTTTCGTAAGAGCACCTAGATACGGGATGGGTGAGCCAGACGATGTCTCTTTCGTATCCTTGGTAAGATCTCCTAAATAGAATGAAGGACAAGTGTTAATCTTTATTTCTTCTTTGTTCTCACGAAGACTGCCCAAATAAGGTAGTTTAAAATTAGGATCTATCTCTTTTCTTTTCTTCTGTAGATAATCAGGGTTAGATGATAAAGAAAGAGAAATACATTCGTTAACTCCATTCTGTGATGGTAGGGGAGGTGGTAATTCCTTTGTCTCCACTATCACCTCTATCGAATTATTCTCTTGTTTATCTGATCCTCTCATAATTATGTCACCAAACATAAAAACTTCTTCATTATTATTTTCACTCTCATTGTTCTCTTGTATTATACCATCAACATTTACTCCTTGAATATTAGAATTGATGGAACCTAGGTACTTCCCATTATTCCATTCATTACGATAACAATAAAAATATACATTAAAAGTATTGACTCTAAGATAAGATCCTTCATGATCATGAATACGACAACAAATATCACAATGAGAAGAACATAATCTTTTCAAGTTAATCTTATTATTTGAAACGGACGTTAGAGTGAAAACCTGAGGATATTTCTTTTCAACAAGATCAAGAGCGGAATGTATTACACTTTCTGGTAATACGATACTATTTACTATCCGCTTGACGTCCTTCTCTATAATTATTGGTATATGAACGAATACTGTGATATTAGTAATAAGAGAAGCCGATAATATGAACAATTCTCTATTATCATCATTGACCTCTTCACTGAAGACATGATTTATCCATTTATCATTATATAACCACGAAGAAGAGAAGATCTTAGGACGATTAGAATCTCTCTTCTGACTACCAACAATACGAAAGTTCTGTTTCCCCGTATATATCCCACCATCTATAAGTTTAGATTTACTTTGACGGATCATAATATTACTACTGAGTTCTTTCGCAACCCTTGGAATAAAACGAATGACTCTAAAATATAAATTAGAAGCTTCCATGTTATTTAGATGGAAGAAGTTATCTATAATAACGTGACAACTTCTCTTCTCTTCTCCGTGTGAAGTAAATACTAAAATATCTCTTTCCAATGACAATGTTATCTTAAAATCTTCTTTGAATACCTTGACAATAGCATCAATAAGCTGATCAAAGATTGTTCTAAAAAGAACATCAAGAGTTTCTTCATCTCTAAGATCATCCTTAGTAATATCAATATCGAATCTTCCTTTCTGCGATCTATCGCCCAATATAACTTCATGAAAATACCTCTGCTCGACAGAAAATTTCTTTTGATATTCAAAGAAATCGATATAATCATCAAAAACAGCGTAAATATGAACATCGTCATAAGGCATCATTGATATGACCAATTTACTCTCGAGAACAGATTCGGTGAAATCATCTAATAATCCTCTCGCTTTGGAAAAAGACTGATCCATACGTTTCAGTCTTTTGTACCATCTTCGGTTCAAAATAAAGTTTGGAATAATAATTTCATTGGGATTCTTCTTGTCTATAGATAATGGTTTTTCCTCAATACTATCAGAATTCGCACCAGTAAGATAATCGAGAGATAACATCTTTACTGTAATATTGTTTTATTATATAATACTTCTCTAGGTTTATGAAAAGGCAATCACATGAAAATACATTACCAAATAAAATCAAATTTCGCTAGTAGAATTAATATTAACCATGTCGTCCATTCGAATCCGAATTCAATCAAACCAAAGAGAAATGTGGAAAACAGATAGTCCAGCTTTTAACAAAAATCTCTATATCTTTCTTGATGATGAAGAAATAAGAAATGTCTTGATAGAAAGAGATATCAGTTCTCCTGAGTGGAAAGAAGGTGCTTTATTGAGTTTACAAAGATTAGATGAAATCTTGCCTGAATGGATTGAGAACATCATCAATCTTTCCATTGATCGAATATCTTCTCTTCAGCAATATAAGCTTAAGATATATGCTGCTTATTATGATATTGATACTACTATATTAGGTCCTTCATCTAATTTAAATTTGACACAGTACATCAGACTTGTATACATATGGAAGAAGAATATACCATATAACCAGAACAAGATGTTTGTTGATCGTATTAATGATATTAAGGTATGGAGATGTACTATGCTAGCATGTGGAATGGAACCAGTTATGATTATTGTATCGACATATCAGGAACTGAGAACAGCTTTCTCAATGAGGAATCTTATTGTCCCAGGAAAGAGTAATATTCCTGAGTTAACTGCACGGTTTAACCGATTAAACAATCCTAATTGTGATATTTTACTTCTTCATAAATTATACGGAGAACCTATCTACAATGTTAATTCGGTATTCTCTCGACTTAATATCTTGAGATATGATGAACATAGTTTGGAGGATCTCATAACTAATATTGAACGATGTAATCCAGTAAGCGTTCTTTCTCAGATAGGAATGGTGATGCCAATCTCAACAATGAATCATTCTCAATATTTGAGAAATAATATCCTTGAATATAAGAGCGTGTTTGATCGCAATCCAAGATTGAGAACATATCATCCTAGTCAACTGTATGCTATATCATCTATAGAAAGAACTCAGTTCTTCAATTCTCTTACTGACGTAGAATTAATTAATCTTGTTGGCATTAAAGTACCATATAAGTCAAGAAAGGAATTGATATTTAACATGAATAAAGTGTTTCATTCTCAATGTTTCTTTATTTCAGTCAAAAGGAATGTCGAGTATTCTGTGAACAAAGAAACTTTTCAATACAGTGATATAACAGACCCTTCCCTTCTTATTATATGCTATGGAACATATCAAAGACACTATTCTTATGAATTAATTGATCTAATCATGAGTTTCCGAACAACATCATATGGAGTTACCGCTTTTCGAAGACCAGAAAATCCATTAAATGTATGGGATAAGAATGCCATATCTGACTTGCATTATTTGTTGAAGATGTCCTCTGATGCGTCCTCTGATGTGTCCTCTGATGTATCGAAGGACACATCTAATCGAGAAAACATAAATATTCTTTCGGATCATATTGACAGCATTCTTACTATGATTATTGAATATCGACGTGAAGATGAAGATAATCTCTTAGCATTCAGCAAAATGACAAATGAAGAACAATTAATCATTCATGAGTTACTTCTATATTTATTCTATGTAGGAATGTATTCTCGTAGATGGAAGGGACCTGGTCATCCGTACCCAATGAAATTAATTGAAACTTTAGGAGATTGGTCTCCAGAACAAAATGTCACAGATTGTACTAATAAGATCGGAGAAATACTCAATAGTAAAGAGACTTCCAATGCTGTAAGAGAATTCTTCAATTCCCTCAATGTATATACTCATCATACGAAACTAACTCGTATGAACTTTAAATTACTTGAATTAATTACCAGTGTCATAAAAGGTATTTATTGTATTCGGACAGGAAGTGCACAATTTGTCGGAACTTCCTGTCATTACATGAAGATACTATTTAACCAAGAATTTCCTGATTTCGATCGTTTTGAGCTAGAAATCATTAGTTAATATTCACTATTCACTAATTAAAAAAACATTGTATGTACAATGTTTTTTTTAAGACTATGTCAGGATATTACTTATTGCCTTGTAAACATAGTATCTTCTGTTCACCAAATCAAGAAATAATTCTTCCCTCGATATCCTAACTATTCCACCAATCTTCCATCCATTAAACTTTACTACTGGATCATTAATGGAGATCTGAGGTAATTGTATAAGTGTTGCCTTGTTTCTACGAAGAACTTCATTTGCTTGTACTGGAGATAGTAATTCATGTCGCGGAACGTAGATATGTTTTATGATATTAAATCCTAATTCTTGTTCGAGGAATGATTGAATAGTTGCAGTGGTAAAAGCCTTCATATCAGAGGCACCTTTTGGTACAACAGGAACAGGAAGAATTATGATACCTAATCCACATTTATTTATCATGATTTCGTTAAGGAACTCACTAACAACACTGACATTGACATTGGTTGAGTCAGATTTAGCAAAATAAATTAGAGCATTATCTTCCTTATCCTCTATGATCGGTGAGGTAATATCTCGATTGGATTCATCTTCTTTTGCTTTTCTATGATATACATTCATTAGAACTCTTCGAAAATCTTTCTTCTCCCTTCTCGCTAAATCAGAATAATAGTCATTGAAAGTTGATTCGCTCCACCCTTCTATATTCTTTTCTGGAAAACCTATGATCGCTTCTTCAGAGGAGACATCATAACCTCGATGTTTCATCATCTCTATTGTAACTTTCTTTATCTGATAGAGGGTGGCCATTTATTTACATACTCGAATTTTAATATTTTGCCTATTTGTCATCATTTTTAACAATTGTATTTATTATTTCATTAAAAATGGATTGGGGAGCGGGGCTGGCTATAATATTAACCATTATAGTTATTCTGTCCCTAATTGGACTCATCGTATTTCTTCTTTTCAACGGAGGATCGTTGAATGCTAGTTGTACAAGCCAATCAGGATGTAGATCTGGATATGTTTGTGATGCTTTAGTTTCAGGTGGTCCTCTTTGTAAGGCTGGATTACATCAATCATGCAGTGAAAATAATTCTTGTTCTAATGGTTATTTCTGCATTTCTGGTATATGTCAATTGGGACCTGAAGAGGCATCAGGAGTAGAAGGAGCTAGTACTATACCACCATCTCCTTCTACCCCCGGTCCTTCTGGAGGATCAAAGGAATTGGTCTTCTCTGATGAAACGATGAAGAGGATATTATCGAATCCAAATAATCTAGTTATGATGAGCAAGTTCGGTCTTAATAAGAATAAGAATAATAATTGTATTGCAGAAGAAACTCCTAATACTAATACTAATACTGGTACTAATACTAATACTAATGCTAATGGTAATACTAATGCTAATGCTAATACTAACATCGTTAAATGGGGACCAGTAAGTGAAACGAAGACAGATAAACCATTAATAGACACTTCTCCCTTCATCTTGGATAATATTGTAGATCCAAGACTAAGTATTCCCAAACAAGAAGGGCAAATAAGGTTACCTCGATACGATATACCAAAGTATGATCAATCTTTGAATAATCCAGTTTTATTACAAAATACCTTCAATGTTGTATCTAATCCTACCACTAATAAAACAATATCAGAAGATGCAAGGACAGGTTGCTCTCAAGCGATTGATATTGTATCAAATGATGATACAGATTCATTTGAATCATTGAATGATTCTCCTTGTATTCTCGATAAAGGTATTAAAATGACTAAATCTAAGATAGAAATTAGATGTAAACATGACAGCGGAAAAGTAAATGAATATGGTGTAATTGATGTATGTTCTTATTCGAGCAATGTCCTATTCCTACTTGATAGTGGTAATATCATTAAAGATGGTCCCACTGAAAGAGGTATTGTCATAATAAATAATGTTAAATTAGAGCACATCGAAAGTAATGGGGGATATCTTTATGGTCTATCGAAAGGATCAGTCTATCGACTTGATTCTAATACATACTCTCTTAAGAAATGGAGATGGTCTCTTTGTAATTGGTCACCAATAGGAATTAGATCAATGAGTTCTACTCTCGATGGTAAGAATCTGTTCCTACAGAACGAATCAGTTGGTTATATTTATAATGCTGGTGGAGGAGGTCAAGTAAAAGAAGTTAGAATGTTAGGAAAGAGAAGAGTTTATGGTCTTGATCTTAACAATTATATTGACTTCGATTTAAACAATAAAACAGCTATTATTGTTAATCTCAATAATAGATCTAGTGATAAAATAGAAAAAGACGTTAGATCCGGTGTACTCACTTATCACAATGAACCCATTTTCTTGAGAGAATGCGATACACACATATACCAAGAGATAAGATTAGTCAACTGGATCCCATACTATATCAAAATATAAACATGATATTTATCACTAAATATTTATTATATATGTTTTGCATTGATTTTTTTGGATAAATTGGATAAATAGTATCCAATACTATTAATAAAAAAATAAATAGTATTGGATACTATTTATTTATCAGACTAGACAAACATACTTTTTGTCATAAGACTTACTGTGAATGCTAAGATAACTTCATATTGATTTAAGGAAATTATCTATTCTTATTATTTATTATCGTAATTAGGGAAATCGTTTTCTGTTAAAATTTCTCTATTCCTATGATCTTCCATTGATTTCTCTAATAAATCAAGATCTGCCTTTGATATCGATCCTCTCTTATATTCCTCTCGATCATTAAAAGAGTAATTAGGGATATTATCTTGTGTCAGTGCTCTCATTGCAATATAATCGGAAGTATGTTGATTCATCGATGGATTTGTATATTTTAATATTTATATTTAATGTTTTATATTAAATATAATGTCCTCATATTTTCTTGATGGTCCAATTGTTTCAAGTAGTCAAGTAGTGATAACAAGTCAGATTAATAATGTTTTATATACTCTTAATAGTTATCCTGGTGTAACTGGATCAACCGGTCCATCGACATTGTTGATTCTCGATTCTAATATCGATAATACCTCATCAGATAGCGGTACTGTTCCTATATTTAATGTTACAGGTTCAGGTACTCAGGTTAATTTTAATTCCGTTAACTTAGGCGGTCTTGGTT